CCTTCCTTTTAGGGGATTACTTTCACGACCGAAATGATAGGTTGGTGTACGAACTTATTGACGAGTATATCACTAAGTATAATCGAAGACCAACGAAAGAAGCACTTCAGGTTAATCTGACATCTCGTGATGATGTGCTAGAAGATCAGTACGAAACCTGCAGTACGATTATCACTGATCTTAATGACGAAACCAAAAATGACATCGAATGGTTACTGGATTCTACAGAGAAGTTCTGTCAGGATAAGGCGATCTATAATGCCATCATGGAATCCATTAAGATCATGGATGACAAGACTGGTAAGAAGTCTAAGGGTCAGATTCCAGAACTGTTGACGGATGCGCTTAGCATTACGTTTGATAGCTCTATCGGACATGACTACTTTGAGGATGCCGAGAAGCGTTGGGAGTTCTATACCAATGTTGGCGAGAAACTTGTATTCTCGCTAGAGTTTCTGAATAAGATTACTAAGGGTGGTGTTAACCGAAAGACCCTAAACCTTCTTATGGCACCTACCGGTGTCGGTAAGAGCTTGATCATGTGTGACCTTGCTGCATCATTCTTGGAGCAAGGTAGAAATGTTCTGTACATCACACTTGAAATGTCTGAAGAGAGAATTTCAGAACGTATCGATGCTAATCTGATTAATGTCGATATCGATGACATCCCAAATATGGCCAAGGACGTATTTCTGAAGAAGGTTAACGCGGTCAAGGAAAAGACTGTCGGTAAACTTATCATTAAGGAATATCCTACGAGTGGTGCAGGTTCAGCTAACTTCAGACATCTGCTACAAGAGCTAAAGTCCAAGAAAGGATTTGTTCCAGACGTAATCTTCATCGATTATATCAATATCTGTAACTCATCCAGATTGAAGGGTTCAGTCTCTGCTAACACTAATACTTACATCAAGGCTATTGCTGAAGAACTTAGAGGGTTAGCAGTAGAGTTTGATGTTGCTATGTTCACTGCTACTCAGGTAACTCGTGATGGCATGGATACTAGTGACATCAATATTACTCAGACATCTGAATCTATTGGTCTAACTCACACGGTTGATATCATGCTAGCAGTTATGCAAACTGAAGAACTGGTCAGATTGAACCAGTTTCTATTCAAGCAGCTTAAGAACCGATATGCAGATGCTAACAAGTGGAACAAGTTTACTATCGGGGTTGACAAAAATCGTATGAGGCTGTATGATGTGGAAGGTAGTGCTCAGCATGATTTAGTATCTACTACACCAGCAGCTAACAATATGAAATCTAAAGAAAAATTCAAGAAGAAGTTTCAGGAGTTTAAATAATGGCAGAATATAGTTATGTTAAAGAGAATGGTGAGTTTCTAATCAAGGAACGTGCGACTGGGTATACTGTCAGGTACTTCTTTGATCTTGATCAAACTAAGAAGTTTATCAAGCATCTAAATTCGGGTGGTGCATTTGCTGGATGGACACCTAACTTCTTTCTAGTAGAAAGATATAAGTGATGTCGGATTATGCTAGAGACGACGATTATATTGAACTTGGTAAAAGATATGATGAACTTTATGTGGATAAAGTTGCATTAAGTAGAAAAATGGATATAATTAATTGGTATTTAGAGTATATTAGCAAACATTATAAAGTAGATTCTAGACATCCGGGATATCATCTCATTCCAACTGAAACTTTTATGAAGTTGGTTCAATTGGGTATGGCCGATGACTGATGAAAATGGACTAAATGCAATCGAGTCAGTTTTTAGTAGTTGACATATCTAAACGAATGGAGTATCCCATGGTTTATAAAATTGGTTATATGTGGGTAGTAGAAATTTTGGGTGAGATGAGTGGTGAAGTTATTGAAAAAAATCACCAGTTTTCCTATGCAAAGGCTTGCAAGTTTGCTAAGAATCTTCAAAGCTTCAATATTGGTATAGTTCGAGATATATATGACGATGACGAGTGTTTATATGACCGTTCATGGGCATATATAGAAGATGGTGAGCTTCCAGAATATTTTATCGATGAGTACGGTATTGAAGTAGCAAAGGTTCCACCAAGGTTCCATAAACAAATGAAGGATGATAGATATGGCTAACGCGACTACAAAGACCGAGACCAAGATTACTGGGGTTACGCTAGAACTAACTCCGATGGAGGCGTAATATGAGGTGGATGAACGATTCGGTCCAGAACACTATGAAAGATTGGCGGTAGACGCTATCAATCGGGTTGACATAGTCTCCTCATTTGATATTATAAGTACATCAAATGAGGAGAACCGAAATGAGAAATCCGATTGCCAAGTACTGCGGGCGTGTTAACAAGCCCAAAATTCACAAGCCCGCTAAAGGGCCGGGTTCATATACCCGTAAACCTAAATTTGGAGATAAATGATGGAACATATTACATACCCTACTGAGAAGCCAGTATTCGTGGTTAAAGCATGCGTCGAATATTGCGGTAGTGCTATGCAGAAGATACATCTGCAAGGAGACACTCTAGAAGAATTATATGAGGAAATGGCCAAATATAAGACTTATAATGAGACGAGCGAAGATTTTGTGGTAAGGTTTGAAAGAGAAATTCTTGAAGTAATTTCAAGCACTATGACTGATGAAGCTAATCTTGAACACACCGAAGCTATGGAAGAATTTCGGAATCCGAAAGAACCTACGCCAGAAGAAGTTGAAGCAGTTGAAAGGAATATTCGTAGAGTTTTGGAGTATATGGAAAAGAGGGAGATTGAATATAAAAAGGATGGGATTTGGTAATGTACATAAACACTAATTTTAACGAGGTTCCTACATTAAAAATTAAAATAATTAGTTGACATCATTTCGGATTATGTTATTATAACTCATCAACTGATTTTGGAGAACGAACATGAACCGATTTGTAGTCCTTCTGGCGGCGGCTGAATATAACCAGAGCTTTATTGATCGTGAAGAAATTTTTTACGTTGTGACTAAGGGTCATAAGTTTGATGTTCTGTACAATGAATTGAACCGAGCAGACAAGAACTACGTTGAGGCTAGCCTTGATCTTTTCGACACCATTAAGAACTTCGCTAGGGGAGCAGTTCGATGAACAAGAAAATCACACAAACGCTTCACGCATATGTGGATTGGTCTACTGGATCATTTGCTGATAGAATTGGCGGACTTCAACGATATAATCGTTTGAGAGGATCATTAAATCGCGATGACCAAGAATTTGTTGACAACTTCCTTGATACCATGTATATTCTTGAGGATGGATTTTATCGAATGATTGGAGATTACTAAAATGGCACATGAAGCTGAGTTTAATAACATGGAAAAGCTGTTCGTTCGTTCGATCCAGCAATTTCCTCCTCGTGAACATTTCCTAGTTCGCGCAACTAAGATTACTGCAAAGTATGTTACGATTGCTGCATGTCTGGGGGTTGCGGTCATGGGTCTAACGGTATGGTTGGGGCAGTAAGATGACTGAAGTTCTTGATGTAGATGACACGGTATGGCTCAATCCAGCTAAGGTGGCTAAAGTCTTTGGTCCATATGCTGATCGACCAGACGAGGAAGTTTGGTATGAAGTAGACTGGCACATTATGAATGACATGTATATGAGCGTCAGACTCCCCGCTAGCCAAATTCATCACTATGAGCGTACTTCTGAACCAAAACTGAAAATTGGTGAAAAGGCTATCTGGGTAAGTCACACCGAAGGTGAGGATGACGAAGAGGTTATCGTGAATTATATCGGACTATCTGAAGCTGTAGTCCAAAGTGCAAATCTTAGAGAATATTTCGTCGAGCTTAAAAATCTGAAGGCGGTGAGGTAATGGATGAAACGTAAACTTACATATGCAATAGGTGACATTCATGGGCATCTCAATTCTCTAATACAGCTACTAGATCATATTGAGGCTCATCGTCAGTCTTGTGATGCAGAAGCCACTATTATCTGTGTAGGCGATTACGTTGATCGTGGCCCTAACAGTAAGGGTGTCATAGAACTCCTCATGAAGAAGCAATCAGAAAAGTTCATCTGTCTGATGGGTAACCATGAGAATATGTTTCTGAATGCTATGGTTGATGATAGAGATATGTCATACTACATCTACCCGGATAATGGTGGACATGAGACGCTGAAAAGCTACGACTTTGCAGTTGACCCAGATCACCTACTATGGTTATCTGGGTTACCATTCATGCATCAAGATGAGCATCGCGTCTACGTCCATGCGGGAATCGATCCATGGGTAGAACTGAAGGACCAACAGCCTGAAGTTTGTATGTGGATCAGAGATAAATTTTTACGTGCAGATGGTACTTCGTTCCAAAAGCATGTGGTCCATGGTCATACTCCGTACCATCATGGTAAGCAGGATTTCATTAAGCCCGAACTTCTACCACATAGAACAAATTTAGATACTGGAGTTTGTTTTGGTGGACTATTGACCGCCGCAGTATTCGATGATACTATTCCAAATGGACCAATCACTTACTTTCAAGTTGCAGGAGATTTATAATGAGTTCTGATAAGCAGCTAAACTATGAAGAAACTGTCGTAGTTCAAAATACGGTTGAACTCTCACAAGAGATGCTTGATCTAGTTTTCCAACACGTACAGACACAGGGATCAAATGATCCACACCTCACCCCTATGGTTGCTGCATCATTTGCATCTGCTATTGCAGTCCTTTCGGCACTGATCCCCGGTTTCCGTGAGACCTTTGATAAAATGATGGGAACTATCCCAAAGATGTAAGAATTATGTTTACATCATTATAGGAATGCGGTATAGTACTCCCATGATGACAAAACACGACAAATACTTCTCGATTATCTCTAAGGCAGCCGAAGCGGTTGCTCCTGTAGGTAAACAGCGATTGGCTTCCATTCTTGTTTATAAGAATGAAATCATCGCTATGGGATATAATCAACGTAAGTCTCATCCGTTCCAGAAGAAATATGGAACGGATGAGCAGTGTATCTATTTGCATAGCGAAGTAGATTGTATTCGAAATGCTTTGCGAAGTGTGAGTCTGGACGTCCTGTCGAAATGCACCATGTATGTGTATCGCGCCAAGCATCCGGATTACCAACCAGATAAATATGTTGCTGGTCTAGCTAAGCCTTGTGCTGGTTGTCAGCGGTGTATTGCTCAGTTCGGCATCAAGAAGGTTTATTACTCGACTGATGACGGATCGTATGATATGTTGTAATATGCACCTGTAGTTCAGGGGAAGAACGGCTGACTCTTAATCAGCGCGTCACAGGTTCGATTCCTGTCAGGTGTACCAAACTTAACCATCATGTGGTAAAGATGATTCTAGAAACTGATATTTTATAAATAGTTATATCAAACCTTCAAGGAGATATAGCATGATTTATGAATGTCTAGAGTGCAATAAATCACTCAATAAACTGAGTCAACATCTTAAGTATATCCATCAAATGAGTGGCATAGACTATTACAATAAACACTTTGGGATAAAACACTGCTTAAATTGCGATAATATTCCTACATTCCGTGGTGTTACTATAGGATATTTAACTTACTGTTGTATAGAGTGTCGAGATTCACACAATAAAGCAAGCGGAAAGTTAAAGGGAGTCAATAGCGGAAAGAAGCAATCAACTGAAACTATACAAAAAAGAATTGCGAATACTGATCAAAGTAGAAAGGAAAATACAAAGCAAAATACCATGTTGGCGAGATATGGTAAGAAATTTCATTGTTTTAATCCAGAATCTAGAAGTAAAAGAGTATCTGATTCACTTTCAGGTAAATCTCATACCAAAGAACACCACATAAAGGTAATTGAGTCGAAAAGGAAAAATAATACATTATTTCACTCAGAATCTACTAAACAGAAGATAAAAAATTCTATTAATATTTTGTATCAGTCAGATGATCCTCCAATGACATTGAGTAAATTTGGGGCCGGAAATAAACATCACCATGGCTACTACAATAATTTTTACTTCAGGTCAAGTTGGGAATTGTTCTTCATAAAATATTGTCAGGATAACGGTATAGAAATTATCTCTGCTGAATCCAAAGAATACCGAGTTAGATATGTTGACAATGAGAAACAAAGGTATTATTATCCAGATTATTATCTTCCGCGTTATGACATGATAGTAGAAATAAAACCAAAAAGTAGACTCGATGACAGTATCATTAAATTGAAAGCCGATGCTGCTAAATGCGTCTACAAAAACTATAAAATAATAACAGAAGATGAATTAGCCAATTTAGACGACTTTTTTAGAACTGGAGATTAAGATTAATATTTTCTATGTGGACACCGACCCAGTAAAAGCTGCACAAGCTCTAGGAAATCCTCATATTTGCAAAATGCTGATTGAAAGTGCACAAATGCTTTCTACTGCCCATCGAATTCTTGACGGCAAAGAGTATATCGACTCTAGCAGTGGACGTAAAATTAAACGATGGTCACTAGACGATAATCGAGAGCACATTCTATATAAGGCGACTCATATCAATCACCCAAGCAATGTTTGGGTGAGAACATCTGTAGAAAATTACCTATGGCTAGTCGAACACATGTTCGCCATAGGTGAGGAATATACCTATCGATATGGCAAACGACATAAGTCTATTGTCAATCTCGGTTATACTCTACAGTCCCCTCCATTCAATCTAAAATCTTATGACATGACTCAAATTCCGTCATGTATGCCAGAGGAATACATCCTCGGCTCTCAAGACCCGGTAGCCAACTACAGAAATTACTATAAATATGCAAAGGTAAATATGCACACTTGGAAGAACCGAACTCCTCCAACATGGCTCAACATTAAGGATGATTAATGACTGAAATTACAACAATTGATCAAGTACGTGAATTAGAATATAGTGAACTACTAAAACTAATCGAAAAACATGGCTCTCAAAATAAATTAGCTGAATTTCTCGGTGTATCCAGAAAGGCGATTTATAGAGTCATCAAGCGAGCAAGCACAGAAGTACTACAACATCGACCCGCACCAGAAGCAATTATTCAAAGAGTCGATAGTGGTATCCGTAGATTCATTTTAACGGCTGCTCAGGATCGAACTGTAGTACATGAAGGGTTCTTACAGAACATTGAAGCTTATCGTGACTGGCTGTCTCAGACTGGACCTTGCGATATCTATATCTCTGGATTCACATATGGCACAAGAGTATTAGGTCAAGAGTCTAATGCACAAAAGGATACTGCCATTTATGATGAACGAGTGGAAAAATATTTAAATAATAATCGGGTTCGACTTGGTGATCGAATCGACTGGTGTGGCGAGATGAACACATGGCCTACAGCGGTTACTCCACTGTCAGGATTTGAATCCTACACTCAACATCGTTGGGGTATTTTCCCACACACTAAAGTTCAACTTAAATCAGTTGCAACGATGAAGAATGAGCCCGCTAAGATTATTATGACGACTGGTGCCATCACCAAACCTAATTATATTCAAAGAAAAGCCGGGATCAAGGCATCCTTCCATCACATTATTGGTGCAGTTCTGGTTGAAATTTCAGCGGATGGCACATTCTTTGCTCGACATTTAGCGGCTGAAGAAGATGGATCATTCTGTGATCTAGACCGGATAGTCTACAATGGGCAAGTAACTTGTGGTAATAGAGTAGAAGCTATCAACTGGGGAGACATCCATGTGGCTCAGATGGACAAAGAAATCGTATTCAAGAGCTTTGGCATTCGAATGTTCAATTCATACCCCGACCAAGCTATCACTGCAGATTCTCAATCGTCAATGCTAGATGATCTACAGCCAAAGTATCAATTCTTCCATGATGTTGCTGACTTCCAATCTAGAAACCATCACAACATTAAAGACCCACATCACATGTTCAAGCTATTCATTGAGGGTAGTGATTCGGTAGAAGAAGAATTGTCTGATGTGGCACTATTCTTGAGTATGACTAAGCGTCCGTGGTGTAAATCTGTGGTAGTAGAATCCAATCATGACCTTGCACTGAATAAGTGGCTGAAGTATGCAGATCATAGACTTGATCCACCTAATGCTAGGTTCTGGCTAGAATGCTCACTTGAGGTCTATAAGGCGATTGAACGAAGAGAGAATGACTTCTCCATCTTCCACCACACAGTCAAGAGATTGACAGATGATCCACTTGACGATGTGTTATTCCTCAAGACAGATCAAAGCTTCAGAGTTTTGGATATCGAGAAGGGCCTCCATGGACATAATGGTGCTAATGGTGGTCGAGGATCAAGTCTAACATTCTCTAAGATCGGCTCTAAGTGCACTACAGGGCATACGCATACTCCAGCTATCACTGATGGAGCATATACGTCTGGTACCAAGTCTAAACTCGATCTAGGGTACAATCTTGGTCTATCGTCATGGTCGCACTCTGACGTCGTGACATTATCTAATGGTAAGCGTCAGATCATCACATGGAACAACGGAAAGTATCGACTATAATAAATACTCCTATATGAGGAGTATTTCAATGATTTCATTTACCGAATTTCTAAAAGAAGGTGTACATGATCCTTCAATATTTAAAGCCGTATTCATGGCAGGAGGTCCCGGTTCCGGGAAGTCATTTATTGTAGGTAACACTGCACTAAAGCAAATGGGGTTCAAGTTAATTAATTCTGATATCGCGTTTGAACGTGAATTGAAGAAGGCTAACTTGGCCCCTACTCCGTCTAACATCTCTTCTCCGAGAGGTCAGGCACTTCGAAATAAATCTAAGCATACAACTGGAAATATTAAAGAGCTTGCACTAACGGGTAGATTAGGATTAGTGATCGACGGTACCGGTAGAGATTACGAGCATATCAGATCACAGAAAGTTAATCTTGAACATCTTGGATATGAAACTATGATGGTATTCGTCAATACCAATCTTGAGACTGCTCAGTTCAGAAATAATATGCGGGAACGATCATTGGATAATAAAATGGTCGAAAAGATGTGGACTGACGTCCAGAACAACCTTGGAAAGTTCCAACAATTATTTAGCCATAGACTTGTCATCATCGATAACAATGAAAATTCTGATGTCAAGGCTCAGACGAATAGAGCATACAAATATATTCTCAACTGGTCTAAGCAGACTCCGAAGAATGAAATTGCCCAAAAGTGGATCAAGAATCAAAATCATATAAATAAAGGGTAGGAAATATTTCCTACTAAATGATTAAGGCCAAGGCAAACTCATTTATAACGGATCAGTCTTAGGAAAACTCCGATGTATAGTAAGTTTATTAGTAATACCCAGCGACCAACATTTTCTTCTCCCAAACTAAACGATGTCGTAGGAGAATGGTTTGCTTTGACCCTAGTCATTTGTAGTCTCTGCTTAATCAGCACGAGACTTTTTTATTTTAAGGGGTAAGGTTTATGACGCTAGAAGAAGAATTAGAACTAAAGGAATTTCTCCGCAATTCAGAGCATGAGAGTGAACACGCATCACTTCGTGCTGCAGTGGCTTGGCATAAGGAACAGGCGGCTAAGCTCAGAGGTAGAGCACGTAGACTCAGAAGTAGAAGTGAAGAGGTCGTAGAACTTATTAATCGTGCTAAACGACACATGAAACATGCCGAAAATAAAGAGGCAAGAGGTCGTCGATTGAGAAAAGAGGATGTCGAGATTGAACTCGATGAACGTGTATTGGACCTAGCTCAAAGACAGAAGAGAGCAATGGTATTCAGACGTTATAAAGAAAAAATTGAACGATCAAAGGAAATTGCACAGAAGCATATGGCTCCGGATAAGAATATCAAGAAGAGAGCATATGTACTTGCCAGACAATTGGTTCGTAAGAAATTCGCTGGTCAACGTGGTGCAGAGTATGCACAACTCGGTCCATCAGAAAAAATGTCAATCGATAGAATTATTGATAAGAAATCTGCTCTTATAAAGAAGTTAGCGCTTAGATTGATTCCTAAAGTAAAGCAAGCTGAACGTCAGCGCTTGTCTTCATATATGGATGGTGCTGCACTTGTAAATAATCATAATGAGAGTTATAATAACCTATTCAGTGAGGCATTCAAAGACAATGAAAAGGTACAGCCTAACAAACCGGGCAATAAAGCTCCAGCAGTTAAACTCAAGACTGGTAAGGAAACCGGTAAAAGTAATATTGAGCAATTTAGAAAATTCTCTGAAGAAGCAGAAGATGGATCGTCTATCTATCAAGCGCTCAAGAAGAAGGCTGACAAGTCCTCGGTAGACATCGAAATTCTCGGTGAAGTATACAATAGAGGATTAGAGTCATGGGATACAGACACCAGTGTTTCTGCTCAACAATATGCGTTCGCTAGGGTGAATTCTTTCCTTAATCGTGGTAAAACTTATTATAACGAAGATTCTGATCTAGCTCATTCAAATTGTGGAACTGAAGATTGCTGTGGTCAATGTGATTCTGGTGAATTGACCGAACTATCAAAGAAGGCCATGGGTTCTTATGTCAAGAAGGCTGTCCATAGTAGAGATAATATCAAGCGTAAAATTGTCTCTGCTGAACATGAATTAAGGGCCAGTAAAGGCACTAAGGGTCATCATGCGAAGAAGAAGTCATTCGATGCTATCGTATCAAAACTAGTCAAGAGAGACAAGGGACTTGAGCATGCCATCGATAAAATTGCTGAAGATCGTCTTGAAGAAGCCAAGAATGCTAAGCCAGCACATCGTCTAAGATACGATCCGTTAGAGAATCAATGGTGGCATTCTTCTAATGCTGGATTCACATGGAAACGTGCTACTCCAGAAGACGCTAAGAAGGCCTATCCCGGCAAGTATAAAGACCTTTCGAACCAACATAATCTCAGTGAGGAAGACCCCTGCTGGAATGGCTACAAGCAGTATGGAATGAAGAAGAAGGGCGGAAAGAAAGTTCCTAATTGTGTCAAGGAAGACGAGACCATGAATGAAATTTCATGGGACACACAACTAAAATATGACACTGCTGCTCGTAAAGATAGATTAGAATCATTTGAAAAGACTCTAGATTCAAAATTCAGAAATGAAGATGGAACCTACGAAGACCATCCAGAAAGAGATGCGCTTAATAGCCGTGTAGAACGAAGAAATTTTGGTATCAATACTGTGATGGAGCGATCCAATAGACGAAAGGGATTCACCATTGAAGACGTAAAGACGTCTGAGCGCGAACCAGTTCTAGTTCCTGCACATACCGATGAGCATGGTAACACCATCAGAGCGAAAACTGTCATGAGGAAGACTGGTCGCAAAATATTAAGGTCTGGTAATGTTCACAACGGCAAGCCAGACTAAAGAATAACAATTTCATAAATATATAAAATACATTTCTATTAGGAGAAGAAAATGAGTTTTGATAAGAGTTTCGACAACATTAGTAAAGATTTACTAGAAAAGATTAAGGATATTACATCTGAGAAGAAGTCATTGTACGAGAAGACCGTAGAAGTGACTGAAGTAGATACTTCATATCTGGATAGAAATTCAGTAGAATCTACTGGACAACTAGATGAGCTATCTGATGATACTCTAAGGAACTATCGTAAGGCTGCTCAAGCCGTAGTCGATACCAAGAAGAAGGGTCGTCCATCTGCTGCTGATGTAGCAACCAAGGCGAAGAGAACTGCTGGTATTAGTCGTGCTAATGAAATTATGGGTGATAGATCAAATAAAAGACAACAGAAGTATCAAGATGATACTAATGAGGTAAAAAATCATATGTACTTCATGGCACCAAATATTCTTATGGCACATGGGTATAATTCTGCAGGTAATACACCAAATTCACAAATGTTTTTTAAAGTCCATCCCGAACACGGTCTAGTGACACATTTCAAGTTACATAATCCTAAAGCTGATAACTACTACATGGGGGAGTTTGGCTCTTCTGTTAAGGGATGGAGTACTGGAGATTCTCATAAGCATGAAGAGGGGGATACTTACTTCATTAAGAAGAAGGATGTTTCTGAGCGTAAAAAAGATGCTGAACTTCTACTTCGTAAGAAGATTAATGATTATGAAGCAGAACAGAAGAATAGAGCACTCAACGAATCATTCGACCCAGAAGAAGTAGAAGCTGTCCTAAATGAGGCTCAGGGCTCGTCTAACCGTCTTGAAAAGATGGGTAAGAAGAATTCAGATTTTGACTATAAGAAGTTCGACAACAAGAGATATGACAAGAAGTCCTTTGATCGTTCCAAGAGACAAATGAAGGACGATGACTTCAGAGAAGAACTAGAACTTGAGGAATCTTCAGATAAGCTCGGTGACCACACCCTAGTCGCCACTAGAGGTAGTGAGGATGGTAATCGATACGAACTTCATCATAAAGATAAAAACTCTGCCGTTCTCATCAGAACACATAAAGATGGTAGACCGTTTAAAAGTTCATATGAGAAACATGATGTCATGTGGAGAGGGCATCCATTGGGTGGTAAAAAAGAAATTAACCACTGGATGTACAATACCGATGACAAACTAGCCAAATTCGTCAATAAAGGCGATCTAAAAGAAGCTCAATGTTCAGCTAATCGTGTCGAGAAGATGGGTAAGAAGAGTTCTGATTCAGAATATAAGAAGTTCGACAACAAGAGATATGATAAGAAGTCATTTGATCGTTCCAAGAGAACAATGAAAGATGATGACTTCAGAGAGGAAATTGAGTTAGACGAAATTTCATTAAATGCACATGTCAAATATTTAAAGGCTGCAGACAAAGATACTTCTGGTAAGGATCGTTCTAAATTTGTCAACAAAAGTGTCAATAAATTAAATGCTTATAGAGACAAGCAACTAGAAGATTCCAAAAAGAGAGACCTTGAGCCCATAAAACATGAATTAAAAGTTCATGATCTTTCTAGAATGGATCATGGTCGTGCTTACGATGAAACCCAAACTAATGATGATATCGAAGATGGTCATGTCCTTAAGGTAAAGGGCGGAACTGCCATTCTTATGAGAGCTTGGCCCACTATGGTATCTGGTAAATCAAAGCATCTACATTCTCTAGCAGATGGACATTCTTGGGAAACTATAGATGGCGGTAAATATAAAAAGTCATATGAACTTGCCAAGAGAACAATGAAAGATGATGACTTCAGAGAGGAAGTCGAAGAACTAGACGAAGTTTCCAAGAATACTCTTGCATCTTATATCAGTAAGGCTGCAAGGAAGATTTCAACTACTTCACATAGTATCGGCAAAAGCGGTTACAGTAATGATCGAGCTAAAGACGTCAATAAAAGAATTTCTGGTATTGATCTAGCAGGAAGAAAAATGTCTAGTAAGCCGACGAGAATGGATGACTAAGTGATGTTTAGAGAAACTTATAAATACAATCAAAAGGAGATATCAAATGTCACTATGGGGTAAAACAGATAACGCAGCTAATTCCGTACTATGGGGACCGGTTGCAGTAAATAAAACACCTAACACTGTAAATCAGACTCTATTGTTTGGTAACACGACTGCTAACGCATTTATTTCTGGGGAAACTGTAGGTCAATTTGGTCTAGATACTTCAGAAATGACAGCATCCGGCAATGCTTCGGTTTTGTCATATGTCGTTACGGCAGGGGGGTCCGGTTACAGAGCAAACACTACTGTTACGGTTACCGGAACTGCTACTGCAAACGCGAGAACTGATGCTACGGGTAGAGTAATTGATGTTAGAGTTGTTCTAGCAGGAAATGCTTACTCCTCTGCACCAACAGTAACTGTGGCTGCACCTCCTGCACTCAAGTTCAGTGGTAATGCAATAGCAGTTAATGTTGCTACTGATTATATTACTCTTGGTTCTAACGCTGCATTCCTAGCTAATGGTGATCTAGTCACCTATACAGTAGGGGCAGGAAATACTGCTATCACTGGACTAACAAACGCAACTTCATATTATGTTGTAGAAGCTAATACTACCGCAGTTAAGCTCTCAACTACATATGGTGGTTCTGCCATCAATGTGACTGCTGTTTCTGCTAATGCTGAACCAAATCACTTTCTAACTGGACAAACCGCATCTGCAGTAGCAGTTATTACTGGTGCTAAGGGTGCTGCTCACTCTGGTTGGGTATTGAGAACTGTAGGTACCGGTGGACGTGCTGGAAGAATCACATACGAAACTCTTGTCGCTACTGGTTCTATTACCAGTGACTCCGAAGACACAGTACTAAAAGATAGCTAATGTCAACCAGAGCTAGGAAAATACCTAATCTTTCCTCTGCTACTTCCGTATCTAACTCCGACCTTTTCATAATTGAAGTGGTCGGAGCTAATACTTCTACGACTAAAAAGATCACTGCAACTTTACTAAAGCAGAATATTCGTAAAAACCTCGTTCCCGGTCCATATGCTAATGATTCAGTCGCCAACTCTTCAGGCGGAATTGTCGTAGGGGAACTGTACTATACATCCTCTGGGGACATCAAAATTAGACTGGCTTAAATGACACATTTGAATGAAGATACATTTCTACTGTATGCTGCAAAATATTATGACAACCCACAATGTATAGACTCAGAAGAGTTCTATGAAGACATAAAACGCTTTGCTTATCTTAAGCGTCTTTTTGGTAAATATTGCGAATATGGTGAGTTAAAGGAACGACTGATCCTTAATCACATCATCATACTATACAACATCTTTGGCAACAATGCAACAGAAATGTTATTCATGAAGCTAGAAGATTTTCATGTACAATTAAAACCATTTGTAGTACTCTTAGGAAGAATGCCAGAAACTATTAAATATGAAGATAAGACCCTTTTGAACACCGATATACCTATGGACCTAACCATCATTAAGAAATTGAGGCTTGTCTAATGTCAAATAAAATTCCTAACAATGGCGAATACGTTCATGTACCAGAACTTGGTGTCTGGAGGGCGAAGAATAAGGGCGGAAGGATGGATGCCTTCAAAACAGAAGATGAGGCGAAGAAGCATGCCTCTCACGATCCGTTTGCTGGGCTATCTTCATTAAAACAATCGGCTCAGAAGCATAATGATCGTCTTAATGCTACATTTGGTAACCGAGCAATCAAGAAATTCACAGTTAAGGAAGAAGCTCCAGTAAATTCTGCGGGTGGTGGAAATATTGCTGCTATCGGTGTAGGTCCACAGGGTGAACCTCCCGGTAAGATAAATAAGAAGAGAAAAACTTTCAAAGAGTTTAGAAGGAATATGTAATGTTCGGATTAGTGATACCCACATGGATTAAAGTAGTAGCAGTACTAGCCGCAATTGCAGGAACCTTTGGTGCTGGGTATTACTCTGGATATAGTAATGAGCATGCCAAGTTCGAGAAATATAAACTCGAACGTAAACTGGAAATTTCTGATCTAAAGGTGAATCATGCAACTGCATTATTGAATCTTAAGGATAAGACAGTTACTGAGTATATCGATAGAGTTCAATATGTTAAGCAACTAGAAACCAAGTATGTTCAAGTAGCATCTACTAATGTTCCACAGCAAGGAACTATGTCTAATGGTTGGGTGTCACTACATGATGCTAGCGCAAAGTCTAGAGAACCTGACATCGAATTAGCTTCTGATCCTACGTCATCTGGAGTCACTGATACATCTGCTCTAGTAACTATTATCACTAATTATGCCAGATGTACACAAGATCAACAACAATTAATGTCACTACAGAAGTTCATTCGAGACTACAATATTAACGTAGATATTATTAATGCAAAGGCGAAGAAATGAAACTAGCTCTGATCGGATTACTATCTCTTATGCTAATTGGCTGCACTACTATTGTGGAGAAGCCTGTATTGGTTAAATTTGAGCCACCTGAAGTCCTTATGCGACCACCACAAGAATTAATAACTATAAAACCAGAGGTTGTAGATGAGAAGCCTGAGTAATTTCATAACCGAAGCAGAAAATAGAACTGCACTAGCAGATTTGGATGGAATGAAGCCGAGTGAGGCTAGGTCTTCGCTTGCCAATTATATAACTTCAAATTTTTATCGTCTAGCATCTAAGGGTAGTGACAGAAGTCTTCTACTATTATTAGCTGCTATCAATGTTTTATCACTAGGTGACGATTCTAGAAATATTAGTAATGCCAGACGATTGGTGTTGATGGCAACCGCTCAGAAAGACAGTTCGAAGAAATAATAAATATACTACTATATTATTGAAATCCGTGAATAATTTAAAAATTTATTGGGGAGATTTCAATGATCGAGAGAATTAAAGCTGTTATGGAAGTAGGATTGTGTCTCATTAGAAAATGGTGGAGACCATTGACCTGTGTTGGTATTGCTGCTACTATGTGGGTACAAGGAGTTATTATTCCTCTAGCAACAAAAACTGTACCCGATCTAACGGGACTAGCTGCCCTAGTAACCGCCATCGCTGCAGCATTTGCAGTTCGTGAGTGGGGTAAGACGAAGGGTAATGACTAATGACTCAAGAAATTGTAGAACTATATAACGGATATATCGGACTGATTGCTGCAGCATTAGGTGTTCTTACTACATTATTCAGTAAGAAGGTTAGATCAATTGTGGCTGCACCATTCATCTATATTCATAGAACATTCAGCAATAAAGCTATGGAGACTAAGCTTGACTTTATAGTACATGAGCTTAGAGATAACTGTGGATCAAGCCTTAAGGATGCCATTAAGAAAATTACAGTTCAACTCGATGTGTTCTCATCTACATTTGAAGAACGATCTAATCAGTTAAATAGCTTATTTACTCACGTTGAAGGTCTCAAATCAGAAATTTCTGAGATGAAGTCTTCTATCAATGATAAGCAAGCCAATCTGGTAGCAAAGTTTACTGCTATGCTAGACCAACCGAATAGTCCGCCAATCTTTGAATCAGATAAAGATGGCAAGTGCATTTGGGTATCGTCATCATATGTATCTATGGTGTCAAGACCAGCCAATGAATTGCTTGGTTGGGGATGGCTCAATTCGATTCATGAAGATGACCTAGAGCACGTCAAAGAACGTTGGCACGAATGTGTTAATGAAAAGAGAATCTTCGACCTTAAATATAGATTCGTTGATGTAGAGAATCGAATAATTCATGTTAGGTGCAGGGCGACTCCAGTCATGAATGCTTTTGATATTACTGGATGGATGGGAGTAATCACAATTTTACCCAAGAGGAAAGCTGCAAGTAATAGCGAACTTTTATTCACATAACTACATTTTCTTGTTGACAGGGCCTTAAATCCTCAGTATAATCTTTAGTAACAGGGAGGACATAGGTTCTTCGCGGGTCGGTGAGGTATATACTATGAGTACTGTATGGTTAGATACTAAATATATTTCTATAATTTCTTCTAGACTAGATTGTTTTAAAAGAAAAAACACGTATACATGGAACTTTAGGTGTCCTATATGTGGAGATTCAAAGAAAAATAGATTTAAGGCTAGAGGATGGATTTATCCGAAGGATAACAAATTATTATTTCATTGTCATAACTGTAGCATCACTAAAGATGTGCCTAGTTTTCTTAAGGAACTGGATCAGTCATTATTCAATGAATATTTTCGAGAGAAGTATGCATCTATAGAGAAGGATGCAGAAGAGCAAGTCAAGTTTGAAGAATTTGTAAAGAAGATGAAGCCTCCGGTGTTTGAGGCTTCTACGGCTCTATCAGAACTCAGAAGAGTGTCTAGGCTTAGACCAGATCATCCGGTCAAGCAATACATCATGAATCGTAAGATTCCTTCTGAGTATCACTACAAGCTCTATCTATGCATGAAATTTAAGGAGTGGACTAATAGCATCATTCCCGGAAAGTTTGAGAATATAGAGAAGGATGAGCCTAGGTTGATCATTCCATTTCTGGATGAAGACAAAGAGCTATTTGGATATCAAGGACGATCATTCAAGAAGAAGGATGATCTGAGGTATATCACTATCATGCTAGACGAGAGACCTAAGCTATTCGGTCTCGATACACTAAATAGAATGTCTCATGTTCTAGTGGTAGAAGGTCCGATTGACTCTATGTTTCTACCTAACTGTATAGCATCTGCTGGAGGGAACATAAATACTGATCTTGACAGTCTTGGTTTACCTAAGGAGCAGTTCACAATCATTTATGATAATGAACCAAGGAATATTCATACAGTAAAAAAGATCGAGAAGGCTATGGATATGGGATATCGAGTCTGCATGTTACCAGAGAATATTCAGTCAAAGGATATCAATGACATGATACTTTCTGGCATTAGTCGAGAACAATTGGTTGACATTATATACGAACATAGTTATAGTGGTCTCCAAGCCAAACTTAAACTTAGTACATGGAGAAAAGTACAATGAAATTTATGACAGAAATAAGAGAAATTTTAAATGAACAACATAAGGATAATGAGAGAGATTTCAAAAGACAGGTGAAATTAGAGGAGTGTCTTCAGAGGAAATTTGGTGACAGTGTCATGATAGACGCAGACTTTGTTACTCTTGACGATGGATCAACTGGAATAGATATCTATCTTACATTGGATGATGATGACCTTGAATGGAAGGTAGGACAGTAATGACTAATAAGCCTTATCACCTAGCAGATTATGGTGGTAAGCGGGTCAGGTTAACAAAAGCTTCACTTGGTCAATTTTGTTACGATGCATTGACGACTGGAGTGGAAATCTACCAACTATGGCAGATAAATACCATGAGAGGATCAGCGGTCTATCCAGCCATCAAAGCTACAGATGAACAAATAGAGAAGCTGAGAACTTTGGGCTATCATTTCGTAGAGACCCACCAACAATTCATCTGAATAGGACAAAACAATGCTAATTGAATACAAAGCAATCTTACACCCAAGAACAAAGTTAGAATTATCATCTTTCAATAGATCATTGCAGGGTCGAGTTACAGTTTCTGGAGCTACCAATAGCAATCGTAGATGGGAACTAGATAATGATTCTGAGACACTCAACATCGAAGGTCAACGAATCTGTTTACAACTGATATGCGCCGGATTAGCTACATTTCCCATCGCAACTGATCTAATTTCACAGGGATGTAAAGCTATCGAGTGGTCACTATCACCACAGATTATGGGTGATGGAAATTGGCCACAACTTAGAGCCGGTGATCTGGGTAATAATACCCATCCAAGAGTAGTGTTTCTAAATGCTGCATGCAAGTCGATCCATCTACTAGAATCAAGTCTCTATCCACTAGATAGAGTTTGGTTAACCAATATTAAAGCTCAACTTATCAAAGCTGCACTGTGGAATCTGAATTCTGAAGATTTCAAGGAATTTCTTGAAATGAAGAATACTATGAACCAACGATTTACTGCTGGTGCAGTAATGAGAATTACTGGACTCTGGAGTAAGAATCCTGATCTACTAAAGATGGCAGATTACATTTACTTGGATGCTACCAAACGAATGACTCCAGATGGAGTTCTACCTGAAGCATATGGATATGATTGGTCATATCAATCAGTAAGTCTAGGGTCTATAGCACTATATATCGGGACATATACTGATGCTGGATTGAAACCACCTGCTGCAGTACTAAGTATGCTTAAGTTAGCTTCTAATAAGTGGTGCTCCAGCATTGATGACAAAGGGATTGTTACAGTAGCAGGTTCTAGAACACAGGTAAGTTCTTATAGAAATTCGGTTGGTCCACATGGATTTGATGTTGATCAATATGCTCAACGAGCAAGGTATGTTGCATTAGCACCACTACCAAAGAAGACTAGAGAATTATTGCTTGAAAAGTCTAAACTATTAGAATTTTCGGGTCCGGATTATGAACACATCGAGGGATAATAATGAAAGTAAATTTAGTAGGATTAACTACACCATCTGCATATACTGGTTGCCATACTGCAGAAGAACTGATAGTATGGGCAGCTAGAGTTTCGAATCCTAGTAACCAAGCAAACAAAACTACGTCTGCTAGGTTACTAAGATATCTCATCACGAATGCTCACTGGTCTCCTCTGGAACTAGTGAGCATGACTGTAGAGATTGTTACTACAAGAGATATTGCTCGACAGATTCTTAGACATAGGTCATTTACCTTCCAAGAGTATAGTCAGCGGTATGCAAATCCTCTAGAAGACCTTCAGTTCGAATTTAGAGAAGCTCGACTTCAGGACCCTAAGAACCGACAGAATTCTATTGCAGTTGATGACAAACGCCTTCAAGAGACGTGGAATTCTATGCAGTATACTAATCAATGTAGTGCCAAGATTGCTTACAATTGGGCCATAGAAAATGGTATAGCTAAAGAACAAGCTAGATCAGTACTCCCTGAAGGTAATATTCAATCAGTATTGCAAGTGCAGGGAACCATTCGAAGTTGGATTCATTACTGTATGTTGAGGATGAAGAATGGAACTCAAAAAGAGCATGCTGAAGTTGCTGCAATGGTTCTTGATATCATGTCTGTCCACTTCCCTACTATAGTAGAAACAATAAAGCAGATGGAAGAGATTGCTTATCTGAAGGATAAGGCTCTAGAAATTCTTGTTAACAAGTATAATAACGATGAAACAATCTCTCCAGAAGACGAAGAGCTACTACTCAAGTTTATAAATACATACTCCACCAAGAAGTAAGAAAAGGCAGTCGATGATTAATGTAATTAAGCGCTCCGGAGCAAAAGAACCACTCGATATTGACAAGATTCATAGATGTGTGGAATGGGCATGCGAAGGATTAACTGGAGTTTCGGTTAGCGAACTAGAACTAAATGCCCAAATTCAATTTTACAACAATATCAAGACTAACGATATTCAAGAAACTCTAATTAAAGCTGCATCAGAGCTTATCACTGAAGACAACCCAAACTACCAATTCGTTGCAGGTAGACTTATCAACTACCACCTACGTAAGATGGTATACAATCAATTTGAACCTCTAGATTTATTGACACACGTAAAAAATGTAACTGACCTTGGTTACTACGATAAGAATATTCTTGAGATGTATTCCGAAGAAGAATTTGCTCTATTGAACGACTATATCGATCATGATAGAGACAATCTTATTGCTTATGCCGGAATGGAACAGCTAAGAGGCAAATATCTAGTAAAGAATAGACTTACTGGGATTACCTACGAAACGCCTCAAATGGCGTTTATGCTTATCAGCATGACACTTTTTATCAACTACAAGACTGACCGACTGAAGTGGGTCAAGGAGCTTTACGATGCCCTATCTACGTTTGATGTTAGTCTTCCTACACCAATTATGGCTGGAGTTCGGACGCCCGAACGTCAATTTTCTTCTTGCACACTTATCGAGACGGATGACACGCTTGACAGCATCATTGCGACGACTGGGGCGGTGGTTAAATATGTGTCTCAGAAGGCTGGTATTGGGATTGGGGCTGGCCGTATTAGGAATTCTGGTTCTATTGTTCGGGGTGGCCGCGTTGTTCATACTGGCAATACTGGGTATTATAAGCTATTTCAGTCAGCGGTTGGATCATGCTCTCAAGGTGGGGTAAGACCCGGAGCAGCTACTGTTTATTATCCTCTCTGGCATGGTGAGATTGAGAATCTTCTAGTTCTAAAGAATAACAAGGGTATCGAAACTAATCGTGTACGCCACATGGATTATGGTGTACAATTCAGCAAATTGATGTATGATAGACTGATTAGTGGTGGAAATATCACACTATTCAATCCTCATGAAGTTCAGGATTTGTACGAAGCCTTTTACGCTGACGAGAGTCGATTTAAGGTTCTGTATGAACAATACGAGAAGTCTAACAAGGTATGGAAGAAGACTATCCCTGCAGTAGAGCTATTCAATAGCTTCATTCAGGAACGTAAGGATACTGGTCGAGTCTATTATATGAACGTTGACCATTGCAATTCTCATGGTTCATTTATTCCAGAGCTTGCGCCTATCCGAATGTCTAATCTTTGCACTGAAGTGACACTTCCGACAGTGCCATTAAGGTCACTAGATGATCCGGATGGTGAAATTGCACTTTGCATTCTTGCTGCTCAGAATATGGGTAAGATTAAGAAGCCAGAAGACTTTGAACGTGGAGCTATTCTATTAGTACGAGCACTAGATGCACTTATCGACTATCAGGAGTATCCAGTACTAGCAGCCAAGAATGCGACACTAAAGCGTAGACCACTGGGTATCGGAATTATTAATCTAGCCTACTGGTTAGCTAAGAACAACCAGACCTACGATAATTGTGATCTAGATATGTTCGATGAATATATGGAAGCATGGTCATACTATCTAATCAAGGCGTCTGCTGATCTTGCTGTTGAATTTGGTCCATGTCCCTCTTGGAAAGATACTAAGTATAGTCAAGGAATTCTACCAATCAATACCTATAAGAAGGCGGTTGATGAACTGACATCAAGAGCACCAAAGTATGATTGGGAAGCGCTAGCTAGACAAATTCAGAAGACTGGTATCAGAAACTCTACTCTAATGGCACAGATGCCAGCAGAGACCTCTGCTCAAGTAAGTAATGGTACTAATGGTATCAATGCACCTAGAGCACTAGTGTCTATTAAGAAGTCTAGGGATGGAGTTCTTAAGCAAGTTGTACCGGGTATTGCTAAACTGAAAAATAAGTATGAACTACTTTGGGATCAAAAATCGAACAAAGGTCACTTCAACATTGCTGCAATTATGACTAAGTGGATGGATCAAGCAATCTCTATTGATGCATCGTATAACCCAAAACACTTTGCTGACAATAAGATTCCTACGTCAGTTCTACTTGGTGATCTACTCTATGCATATAAATATGGACACAAGACTGGTTACTACTTGAATACTAATGACCAGTCCGGTGAGGAAGAAGAGCAGTTAGATGATACTGTAATTGAAGAAGATTGTGATGGATGTAAGCTATAATGTCAGTATTTAATTTTAATAATACTAAACCACACACAGAAAGAACTATGTTCTTTGATGAGTCGGTTGACGTAGCAAGATATGATAAGGTGAAGTATCCAAATATTGATAAGTTGACTGACAAGCAACTTGGATACTTTTGGAGACCAGAGGAAGTTGCTCTCCCTAGAGATGGTAAAGACTTCAGAGATATGTCGTCTAGTTATCAATTCATCTTCAGTGAAAATATTAAACGTCAAATTCTACTAGACTCGGCTCAAGGAAGAGCACCATCGCTAGCATTTTTACCAATCTGTTCTTTACCAGAACTAGAAGTGTGGATTCAGACATGGTCATTCTTTGAGACTATTCATAGCAAATCGTACACTCATATCATCAAGAATGTGTACAACGATCCGAGTAAAGTGCTTGACACCATCAAGAGTTCACCAGAAATTGTTGACTGTGCCAAGGATATCTCTAGATATTACGATGATCTAATTCGATTCAATGATCAACGAGGTAATTTTACCGGGGGTGTAGCTGACTTCAATCTATATGAGCATAAGAAGGCTCTTTGGTTAGCTATGCATTCCGTTAATGCTCTTGAGGGTATTAGATTCTATGCTTCATTTGCTTGTTCATGGAACTTTGCTGAACTGAAGTTGATGGAAGGTAATGCCAAGATTATTGGCTTTATCGCCAGAGATGAAAATCTACACTTAGCTGTCACTCAACAAATTCTTAAACTTCTACCTAAAGAAGACTCAGACTTTGCTGCAATCAGAGAAGCGTGTAAACCACGGGTTATGCAGATTTGGTTAGATGTCATCAACCAAGAGAAGACGTGGGCTCGATATATTATGCAACATGGTTCTATGATCGGACTTAACGAGAAGCTTCTTTGTGATTATCTAGATTGGATTGCATTTAGAAGAATGTCAGTTATTGGGTTGACACCATTCACAAAGTCTGGTACAAATCCTCTTCCGTGGACTACTAAATGGATTGGTGGAGCAGATGTTCAACCAGCACCACAAGAAGTTGAAATCCAATCTTATGTAATTGGTGGTGTTACAAATGACGTAACTGATACTACCTTCTCTAACTTTGAATTATAAGGACCACTGATTTGTTGAAACATGAGCTTCTTGCTATCTCTGCAAGACTAAGAGACCCTATTAGAGATGTAGCGGTGATGAAAGAGTGGATGCTAGAACTCATTGATGCTATCGATATGGAACTATTGATGGGACCAGAGGCTATCTATTACTCTGGATTCGGTCTTTATAACGTTGGTATGACTGCATTTGCTATCATTACTACTTCACATATTGGTTTACATACCTTCGAAAATTATGATTCAGAAGGAAAGTATGTTGACACCAAGCTAGAACTTGATATATATACATGTAAGAGCTTTGATCCAAAATCTGCATTCAAGATGATTGAGCAGTTTGGTCCGCTCGAAATCTCATACAAATTTATGGACCGCGAAAATGATTTCGCTATTATTGAAAGGCCTTAACTATGGGTAAGAAACGTCTACGTAAGAAGCTAGTATCTAAGGGCAATCGCTCACTAGTTTCTGGTGCTCTAGTAACCGCTACTAATGCGGCTCGTGACATGCACGATAAGTTCCTGAACAAGCTTGATGCTTGGAAGAAGGGACAGAATCCTTGGATTACTATTGATAATCCTACCAAGGCAACTAATGCACTGAAGATTCGTGTCCGTGCAGAGGATTACTTTGGCCCATATAAACAAGTAATTAAAGAAAAGAAAGATAGAGAGGTAGATTACGCCCAATGAGAATTCAACTATATACCAAAGACGGATGCACTTATTGTGACAAGGCTAAGGCCTTACTCACAATCAAGGGTTATAACTTCAGTGAAGTCAACGTATCTAAGACTGATACTCTTCTTGAAGAGTTCAAAGCACAGTACCCTACAGTTCGAACCATGCCATTCATTCTAATCGATGGCACTCCGATTGGTGGTTATGATAAATTAAATGAATGGGTGAATGAAAATGGAAAACAATTCCTCGCAGAATAGTGTTCTACGTGAACAACTTCTAGTCCTACTTAATAGGTGTGATCTAGAAGTTACCTTCACTAAGAAGGATGGTTCTGAACGAACCATGTTCTGCACATTAGATTGTGATGCAGTTCGGGATTATCACAATAATATGACCGAAGAAAATAGAGAGAAAGAGAAGAAGAAGAACCCAGAAATCATTAATGTCTGGGACCTCGAAGTGGATGCTTGGAGGGCTTTCAATATTAATTCTCTTATCAGTTATAAGGTATACGAATGATTAAATATGAAGACTATATAGAAGTCAGAGATTATGATATCTGTGGTGAAACTAATTGGACATGGATTAAGCATGATCAGGGTGCATTTCTAGGCCCTGCTAATGATTGGGTCATGTCACACAGATTTATTTATGAAAAATATCCTAAAAAACTAGGGACTATAGTAACGGCAGGTACATCTTGCGGTATGTATGCTAGATTCTATGCCAAGATGTTTGATTATGTGTTTGCATTTGAACCAGACCCACTAAGTTTTCACTGCATGGTGAATAATGTTCCTTATGATAATGTAATTAAGATTAATGCTGCTCTTGGACACGGTAACGGAATTGTTGGACTGAACCGAATTCCTCTCAATCAACCTAGCAATGATTATATGAATATTGGAATGCATCAAATCTCCAACATGAATGAGTTTCATGTTCCTATGATAGCAATTGACTCATTAAATCTAAACGAATGTGACGTAATTCAGCTTGATGTTGAGGGGTTTGAGCAGAATGCCATTCTCGGGGCAGTAAATACTATTACTAAATTCCGACCAGTAATTATTGCCGAGAGGTTTGATTCAATTCAAAATAAAAACTATATGTCCTCTATAGGATATAAGATGGTAGAAAAATCATCTATGGATGCAGTGTATATTCCGGCGGAGAATTAATATGAGTTTCATTTACAAAAATTCACAATCAGTAAATTCTAAGGGCGGGACAGAGCTTATGGCTTCACGCCTTGAAGAACGTCTACCTAAGGAATTGCTAGACAACTTTCAAATCTTCGTCTCTCGTGTTGAGCAGCCTCTAGATCAGACTAAGCTAAGAATCTTCTATGCTCATGATCTTCCGGGTGACCCTGCAGCAAATATTCTAGCTAATGATGGATACAAAAAGTTCCATCGAATTGTCTTCACTTCAAACTGGCAGATGCAAGCTTATATCAATCATTACAAGATTCCATTTTCTTACTGCAAAGTTCTATTAAATGCAATCATTCCGATTGAAGATAGAATTGAACGTAATGATGGTAAGATTAAGCTAGCATACTGGTCTACTCCACATAGAGGATTAAGTCTTCTAGTGCCAGTCTTTGAGAAGCTATCAGAAGAGTTTGACAACATCGAACTAGATGTATACTCGTCATTCAAACTATATGGTTGGGATGATAGAGATAAGGAA